GGTGGCGTCGTTTACGACGATATTGCCAATGGCCATGTTATACCTCTGGTAAGAAGCGTTACTCGCCTGGCAGGATGCCAGGACAAGAGAAGACGTAAAGTAGCCAGGGTTCCCTTTCGAGAATTTCCTTAACTAGCGGAGGTACTTCCTCACATTTACGCGCGACACACCACTTGAACTTTAGTCCGTTCATTCCATCCCGAGTAACGGGCAGCGGTGCAAGTTTCACGGCCTGATCGTCCCTTGAAAGAGGGTTGACACGACCGACAGCAGGTTGGAATACTGCTGGGCAGATGGTCCTTTTCTTTTCATTTGGGGAAGGACCGACCCCATTGGTCCATACAAGTCACCTCTAACTACTCGGTTAACATCTTTCCGTGTAGCGTAGTCAGGAGCAACCGGCCATTTGTATGAAACGCCTGGCCCGGAACGCGGTGTGAACTTAGACTGGTAGATGGTACGCCAGCTTTCAGTCCAGTGCGTGTCCCAGATGAAACCAACATTGCTGTCCAAAACACTCAACCAATCACCAAGAGAGGTGAAATAATCAAGTAGCCAACTAAACGGCATACCGTTGTAGAGAGCTTCGGGAGGATTTGTAATCCCGAGGGTTGACAGCCGACCTATAAAGCTGGGCTTTGGTCTTACACCTATAGCTACCCTCACAGAGCGGACGACCAGATGTTCATAGTCGCCATACTCACATGGGGAGTAGTTGTACAGTTGCAGATTGCCCTTTTGCCTTATGGTATGTCTAGCATACCCACGTGCGATCCCACCATACTCAAACGCCATCTCAGCCTTTCGGCGTGCGAAGTCGTCAACCATGGCGGATATATCGTTGATTGTGGGTTTGATGCCGAAGTGGTAGTAGAGCCACCCTTGCGGGATTTTACTGGCTCTTCTAACGCTCTGCACGTGGCGGACTTCCGCCCAGTGCTTCCGTCTCCAGGCTGGGTAGCTCATTACATCGGGCTTAGCCTTTCTGAAGTTACGGTAGGCCGCACGAAAATCACCCTTTTTAATCAGGGTGCGCGTGCGGGCGACAAGACTCATCAAGTCCATCGCCATCTGTGCTACACCGCGTGACTCTGCTATCATCACGCCGGCGTTCCACTTTTGATCCTTTACGGCTGACAAGGCCTGCAGGATTGCTTCTGTTCGAAGCTGCTCATTAACTGAGTCCATCGTTGTCGTGTGACCGATCCAATGGTTACGCAACGAGTTGGATGCCGCATTACCTGGTCCCACGAAGCGTTCAGGCTCGCCCGATGTTCTGGTGCGATCCCGATAGCCGCATACGACCTTTTCTGCGATCAGTCTTCGAGCTGTAGGAGGTCGTAGCCCAGGCGGTTTAGCCGCCCTATATGGGTTATTGACACTCAGAGACGCCTGCCTGGAAATCTGTTGAACAGATCCATTTGGCGCACCATAGTAATACATCAACGTTTGGTGCGGCAGCTGGATATTGTAATTCCTGTTCTTCGGACCCCGGGGGGCGACCATGATGTCTCTCCTACAAGTGGCAAACGTACCAAATCGTACGTCAGATCTTCGGCGTACACTCCATTGTAACAAAGTGCACAGCCATCGCGATAGCGATGAGCACACGCCCCTAGGGGC